ACGGCGGGAGGATTGCAAACATTGTCCGCCGAAGAGAACACAAGCACGTAAAGGGCAACGGGTAAGGAACTCGCCTATAATAATAGGACAAAGCAGTTGATCAGAGTTTCAAACGACATTATATTAAGCCGATGAGTAAATACAGAACATTAATAACTACACAATATCTCGAAAATTACGGAGCCCATTCCGAGAACGGAAAGTTCGAGGATGGAAATGCCCACTGGAAATTCAAGGGAGGTGAGCAGTATGTCATCTCCACTGACTCACATCGTGAGGCGAACGCAGTCGCGTTCTTGTCTGCTTACCTGCAGAAGGAGAATGACAATTGCAGGGGCAAGGAGATCATCACCAGCTGGGAGTTCTTGCCATTTGGCTGGGTCGAAGAGGATCTGATCGTAGAGGGGCAGGAGGAGTTCTTCCGCGCGCCGTTCTACATCGACATCGAAGAGTACTTCGAGTTGCAGAAGAGGGTCAAAGCCAAAGCCAAAGCCGGCAAAGACATCTCAGTAGATAGGAAGCCCGGAGGGACCATCAGCGCATGCACAATGCCTGCCTTCGGATAATTTAACTAAAAGGAACTATACTATAATATTGTTATGCCACCGATGAATCTAGGAATTACACAAACAGCATTTACCGCAGTCAAGGATATTGTCATCCCTGACATCTTCTACAACCGTCTCAAGTCCGGAGTACAGGACTTCGATAAACTTTTCGGCGAGGGTCTCCTCCCCGGAGCGGCGATAACGTTAACAGCCCAAGCAGGATGCGGGAAGACCACTTTTGCTTTACAGCTTCTTGAGCACCTCAATCTGGCTGGTTACGACGTTGCTTACGCTTCAGGGGAGGAGAACCAATTCCAATTGGCCTTTACCTGCCAGCGACTTAACGTCAAGGGAGTGAAGATCGCCAATGTCACTGACATCGATACGATCGCAGAGGCGATGGATAAGAACGATGTGATTGTAGTCGACTCCTTCCAAGCGCTGTCAACTAAGACTAAGATGAACAGTCGAGCGCTCGAGCAGTATGCAGTATCAACTCTCTGCAACAAAGCGAAGGACAGCGAGTGTGTGTTGATCTTCATCATGCACTTGACTAAGTCAGGTCAGTTGAAAGGTTCGACGTTGGTGCCACACTCAGTGGATGTCAATATGATGATCAGTCACGATTTGGAGAACGATGATGATACAGCTCGTATCATCTCAGTAACGAAGAATCGATTCGGTCAGTCGATCGACGTGCAGGCGATCTTAGGTCATAAAGGCTTCCACATCGGTGAGAAGGTAACGACTGGCAAGAAGGCTAAGTCGAAGAAGGATCGGAAGGCTGAACTTAAGAAGAACATCCTTCAGCTTGACCCCCCGAACATTACCGAAAAACTGGTAATGAATAGTTTTCAACTTACTAAAGGCCAGACTTACTTGGTACTCAAGTCACTTGTCGATGACAAGCTACTGAAGAAGTACGGTAGGGGTGCCAATGCCGTCTGGAAAAAGACACCTAAAGGAAGCAAAGCATCATGAACAATCAGTAGATAAATCTCATCATCGGCATAGGGCGCCCTTCTCGTAGACAGTTCTGAGCGAGAGGGGCGCCCCCTTTTCGAGACACCCCCGCTCTCTGAGAGACCCGCTCTAGAGACACCAGCGCTCTGAATTGTTATTATATCGATTCGAAATTCGAAAATCGAAATGCACATGTCTTTGCAAAATTTTTTGTCGCAAAAATCCCTGCCCTTATATCGCGCGGGGGACATAAATATATTTGTGAAGTTAATCAGATGTAAGAGCTGTAATGATATCGTCAGATTAGTGCATACAAAATGGAGACAATGTGCATGCAAAAAATCCGGCGGTCAGTATAATGATGATAATATATCTGCAACTGTTGGGGGTGACTGCGAGGTACTAGGTATTAGAAACGATTGGGTTGATGGGTCTAAGAAAGACCGGGAAAAGAAAGAGCTAAACAACATTACGCAAGGAGAGTATCTAGGTGATGTTCAAATTCACAGAATAAAGTCCGGTAAGGGTCCAAAGTTAAAGATAGATATTGAAGAGGTAGATGATGACACAAACAAACTAACATTTAAAGATAGAAGAAAATACACAGTAAATGTAAAGGGCGATAAATCTCCAGATACACTTGAAGTACCATCGAACAAGCTTCCAAGTTTCAAAGAGCATTATTATACTAGGAACAAGCCTATAATATAGTGTAGTCAGGTAATCAGAAAAGCTGACATTCTGATACACTATAACATAAATATACATGTATGCGAGCAAAGAACGAATTCAGATTTTTAGCAGAAGCCTATGATACCAAGCTTATATTAGAGCGCATAGTAGATGGTAAATTAATGTGTCCGGAGGCCTGCTGCGGTGCACCGGTAGTGGAATGTACATGTGGTAAAGATTGTCCGCATTGTAATTGTTTCATGATACACAAAGCCATGAAGAATAAGGACTTCACAGATAAGCTTTTAAAAGAAGGTTATGACGACAGTGATGCAGCACTGTGGAGGAAGCAAATGGAGATGGAGCCTAAGAAGGTATCACCTGAGGAATTGGAAAGGATCAAGAAACAAAAGCCGGCGCCACAGGGTCGGTTAACGATGCCCGGAGACAAAGATCGCGATGATACGCATACTCTTAAAGAGATGCAGAGAGACATTATGAATGGTATGACTGCTAAAGAGTCAATGGAAGGAATGGGTATTCATCCTGCTAATCAGAAAAGACTTCTTGCAAAGTATCTGAAATGGTCAGACGAATGGTCAGAAGGGCCAATTGAAGATAATGAAGGAGGAGCTTTGCAGCCTAAAGTAGGTATATCTGGTTACGAGTATAAGCCAGATCCAATGATCATCGCTCACCGCGAGGAAATGGCTAGACTTAAAAAAATTGATTTAAGTAAGTGGAGAGACCATATTGAAAACAACCCTAAAACAGGTGTTGATGATATAATGAAGAAGGTTCATAAACAGTTTAAACAGTCGCTACCAAGTAAATATTCAAAAGATTATGATATAGTGTGGGACAAAAAGGTACGCCCATTCCTCATGCATGAGTTTCCAGATAATTAAAATGACAACATTTAACAAATACTATCAGCGACTCCTTAATGAATATAATGTACCGGATGATCCTATTCCAGCGCCGATTCCGCCGGCTTATGATCCTGATCTAGATGTATCTAGTGCATATGAAGGTATACAATCTCAGTACCTCTCATCCGATCCAGGAGACGCACATCCTGATTTAGTAGCATATGTCCAAAAAGAAGTTAAAGACATTGTAGATGAGAGTGGATTGAGCGTAGAGGAAGCTTTAAAGATTGTTAAGGAAGAGTTACCTGCTGTAATTCAAGCAATTGGGGTAGATGAATTTACCGGGGAATTTAATCTTGATATAGAATAAAATGAAAACCTTTAAAGAAGCTTTTGGTTCTAAAATAACTAGGGGTGCTGTGGTACCTCCGGTACGTTTAAAAGGTACAGTAGGTGCTGAAGAACCTCCTCCGGTAGATGAAGAAGAATCTGATTGGACTATTAAGATGTTACAGTCACAGAAAGCTGTAGAAGAGCTTTTAAGAGCGAGTCAACATCCACCAGCTAGTGGAGGGCTGCAAGGTAGTGATATAGAGCGCTTTGAGGTTTGGCGTAAGAAGATATCTAGACTACTTGATAAGTTTTCTTATGGTGAAGAGGTAGAAGATCAAGAAGAGGTAAGATTAGGTAATACTACTAACGATCGGTTTCGTCATTTAAGACCATAAGGTTTTCAACTTTTTGCCGCGCTATCTTCGAAGATACTTTGCGAAAAATTAATGTATCTAGTATAAATAATTACATGGCCAAAAATCAACACAAAAAAGATTTAATTAACCTTGCTGAATCATACGATAAGATTCTAAACGAAATGAACCTTGGGCGCGCTACACCTGATCAAGTTAGAGGTAAAGAAGAAGCTTCTCAGACGGCCGATGTAGCTGATCATGAGCTAATTAAATGGGCAATGGCTAGTACAGCCAATTACGATCGCGATTATGGTCAGCATGCTCTTATCCTCTCTGGCCGGAAAGGTCCACCTACTCTTAAACCAGAAGTACGTGATGCTCTTATTGCTATGTATAATAAGGCGGAACCTGCTGCTGAGCCGAAAGGTGCAATAACAAGCCATCCAAAGGAGTTCATGAGGAATTCCCCATCTGAAACGAAAGGTGCAATAACAAGCCATCCGAAGGAGTTCATGAGGAATTCTCCATCTGAAACGAAAGGTGCAATAACAAGCCATCCGAAGGAGTTCATGAGGAATTGATCTAGATGAGCCTTTGCGGATAATTTAGCTGGTTAGTATAAATAATTACATGGCCAGAAATCAACATAAGAAGGATCTTATTAACCTTGCTGAGGCATATGGGGCGGTTAATGAAGTATTTAACGGGCAGCATATGCCGATGATGGGAATGGGTGGGTTGCCAGGAGAAAATGAAGAGCATGACAAGACAGGTCATTTAGGTGATAAAGAGCTCTTAGATAAAGTTAAAGGTATGGGTACAGCTGGTGATCGTTTAATTGATGCAGCTGAGGAGCGGTTAAAAAAGGATCCAAAAAGAGGGCTTACAGATGCGGAGCGGGATGCTCTTGCAAGAGATGCATATGGTCATGCTGAAAAAGACATTGCCCATGATAAAGCAGAAGATTCTGACGAGGAGTATTAAAATGAGTGAGTTTAAACATAGAAAAGGATTTAGAGAAGATGCTCAGATATTAGCTGAAGCATATGAGAACATATATGATAACAGAGAGCAGTTAGACGAAATGGTACCACTAGTTGCAGGCCTTGCACACAAAGCGACGCGCGGGCTTCATGACCGGGATATTCGCGATTCTGATGAAGAGCTTTCAGATGATTATACAAATCCGAACTACAGAGGTGATCCACATGATTTTCAACCAGGTGAAATTATTGAGGTAGGCCCATGGGGCCCGAATGACGAAGCGGATCATCTAGAGGTCGTTTTACAGGTTAATGATGACGGTGTAGTTAATACCGTACCTATAACAGATGATGCATATGGTGTTCAGTACGGTGGTAAAGGTGGTAAAGATATAAGTCTTATTAGACCCCAGAGTGAATTGGAGCTAGATTCACAAGAACAATTTACCTCTATGGAATTTCCTTCTGACGAAGAGTATTAGAACCATGAATAAACATAAGCATAGAAAAGGTTTTAGAGAAGATCAAGTAATGCTTTCAGAAGCATACGGGAGTATATATAACGAAAGCGATTTTGCGGCGGGATTAGAAAACCCAAGTTATGGTGGCGACAATTATATTATACAAGCTATTAAAAACGGTCAAATTAAAGTAGTAGAAGTAGGAGGCCTTGATCCAAGAGAACATGAACAAGCTGATGCATATATTACAAAAGCCTTTATTCAAACACGAGACGGTGACCGAGAGCTTACTGATGAAGAGTATGAATACATAAATGAGCCGTTTAGTGTGAATGACCGTAATCAACAAAATATACTATCAGATTTTCTACACAGGGCTGCTGAAGAGGAAGTAATTAATTACAGAGCTGGTCAAGAAGATGCAGAAGAAGATGACGATATAGATCTTACCGTTGATGCTGGTATGAGCCCTCAAGATAGACGCGAAGCCGGGGAGTATTAATGATAAAGTCTCGTAAGTTTATAGCTGCTTTAGCACTGTTTGTTGCAGCTACAGCCTTTGTTTTTAGTAATCATACAGATTTTGAAGGGTGGTCTGATATGATGAAATGGATATTTGGTATATATGTCGGTGGTAATGTAGGCGCTCACACTGCTGCAAAGGTTAAGATTGGCAATGGTCATCATGCTCCAGTTGTTAATGGTAATAGCCAACCAGGTGTTATTATAGCTCAAGATGATGTACATGTAGGAACACAACCGGTTCCTTCTCCTTTCGAAATAAGAACAATGTCTGGTAAGGCACCAGCTGATGTAGCTGCTGAAATAGCTCCACAATTTAAGAGCAAACCGGCTGATCTCCCTCCGCCTGAAAAGACTGAAGGGGAATTTAAAGGCTAGTTCCATAAAAAGGTTTCGGAACTGAGTTGATTATTTGTTCCTTTACACTATACTATATTATGCTTTTGTTAATTACTAAGATAGTTATAGGTACAGTTTGGGGTATTACATCATTATTAACATCGTCAATCTTCGCTGCTCTCTTTGCACCAGAAAAGGAACGAATATTATTGCGATGTTTTTATACAGTATTACTTTTAGTTCCTTCGCTTATTATAGTACCGTTGAGTTTTGCAGCATTTACATTAATTATTGCTACCGGATTCGGCTTACTATTAACAATTATAGGACCTAGAGGTATAGTCGAATTAATATTCAATGGTATACCGGCAATGGAAGAGCCGGATAATTTAGACCCTATTACTAAAGCATCAGCAGTAGAACGCAATGACTGAACAAATAATAACAGTAACTATAGTAGCATGTTTATGTCTTCTTGTACTATACGTACAAAAGAAGCAAAGCTAATGTATCAACAAGATCCGGATGATTTTTATATCTTCGCTGCAATTTTCTGGCTTCTCATTTTTTGGATAATTGTTGGTTGGTGGTTGTTGAAATAATAAATGAGGTAAGTAACATCTTTTTAAATTGTGTTGAATAAATAATGATATGCAACACAACAATTTTAAAAATGATATTAATCTTCTAGCTGAAGCATATAGAGGTGTATTAACATCGCCTCCGGAGGATCAAGAAGAAGTACTCGATGTCGAGGACAACGTAGAGGTTGATATTGAGGTTCAAGAAAAACAAACTAATAAAATTAATGTTGAAAAACAGGAAATTATTCAAAATGTTAGGACTAGTTATAATTCAGATATTAGAGATCATCTAGGGTTTAATTTAGTGGATCCAGGAGATGATTGTGGATATCTTCCATGTTCGTTATTAGCATTTGTTCATTACGATGGTACCTTTTTAGAAGATGCTTATGGTTGTTGGGAGGATTATACAAAGGGTATTAATGAAGTTGTTGATACTGGTATTACTGCTGATATTAGAGCCACATATAGAGACATTTTAGAAGAAGCAGCACACTACATTAGGAAGGTAGTTCTTGCAGATACCACGGACGAATTTTTAGAATTAACAGAGCATATATCTCCTAATGTACTTTTTAGTGATGAGGTTGTAGCTGAAGTTGCTCAAGTAGCTGCATCTGAGCCCGGTGAAACAGAACTTCAGGTTGTTGATCAAGCAACAGGAGAAGTATTTGCACGTATACCTGCTAGAGTCCTTGCTGCTGTAAACGTTGATGATTATTAAAATGAAACCTACTCCACTATTTACAGAGACAGCTAATTCTATTCTTAAAACACTTAATGAGCAAGTTGCTATAGAAGATGTAGAATCTCTATTTGATGAATACATAAAAAGTGTAGAGGATGAAGCTGGTGAAATAAAATTAGAAGTTGAAATTCCTAGGCTCCAGAATGCATTTAATGCTGGATATGAGGCAGGTCGCGGTCAGGAAGTACCCGACGATCAACCGGCTGTTAAGGATGTTAAGGATCCAGGTACCATTAAAAAGTCAGGTACAGGTGCAGATGCTCTAAAGAAACTTCCTTTTCCGTTAAATCAAATACCTAAGGTATTGCCCGGGAGTTAAGGTAACATGTCATGGATAAAGATGACAGTGATGGTCCTTCTACACTACCTCTACATATAAGGGAAGACTATCGACGCCGTCTATTATCAGTATGGGAGCATACCCAAGCTGTTCGTTCAGCAGCTCTTAAATTAGCAACACGCCTTATAGATAATGCTGAATCGGAAAATGATCTAGATTTAGCTAGACGCTTACTGCAACGATGTAGTAAGCATGACCTGTCAAAGTTTCAAGGTATTGAATGGGATACATTACATAGAGACGAAGAAGAGCAAGCATTAAAGTTAGCAATTCATCAGCATCAACAAACAAATGATCATCATCCAGAGTATCATGTTGACGGTATTACTGCAATGAATGATGCTCAGATAGCAGAAATGGTATGTGATTGGTATGCGAGGCAATCAGAAATGGGGACAGATTTTCGCTCCTTTATTCGGGTACAGGCTCCTAAGAGATGGGGATTTTCTACGAGATCAAAAACATATCGCACAATAAAGAAGTTTGTTGATTTATTATTAGATCCAGTCTTTAAGTAGTTGCATTATTAAAACATTATCCTAATATAAATATATTATATGAAACTTACATTAATCGCTGCTCTTGCAGCAATTGTCGGGCTTGCTGCAGCAGGCGCAACTCCTGAAAAAGAAGAAGGTCGTAAGCACCGCGGGCACCCAGGTATTAAACAATTAATTGAAAAATTTGATAAAGATGGAGACGGTAAGCTAAATGCTGAAGAGCGTAAGGCAGCCGGTGAAGCTCGTAAAGCTCAGTTCTTAAAGAGATTTGACAAGGACGGTGATGGTAAAATTAGCCCTGAGGAGAAAAAAGCAGCTGCTGAAGAAATGAAAAAGAGATTCGGTGATCGCCGACGAGACAAACGCCCGGGAGGCGGAAAGCCTGGTCCAGACCGCGAAAAGCCTGAGAATCGTAAGCCACATCGTGGTCATAAAAAGCCAGAAGGAGGACGCCCTGGTCATAAAAAGCCACAACCTAGAAAAAAGGTAGGTGCTAATAGTAACTTACCATGTACATGTGGTCTGTGTTAATTTAAAAGGAACACAGTTAAAATATAAATACAATTTGGGGGTGCCTGGTTTCGACTAGACATCTGGAAATAGTAATGCATACCGAGGTTGATCGATGGCCTCGTAAAACCCGATCAAGTTATAACTGCAAAAGTTATCGCTAAAACTAAAAAGGCGATCTCAAGCGCAGCCAACAAAGTGGTTGACTTTGTTCTTCCACAGGCTGAGCCTCAGTTCGCTCTCGCAGCATAAGCTGTGACGCTCGACTTATGACTCCTCTAGTAGGAAGAGTGCTCGATAGAGGATATAGTATCTAAAGTAAGAAGTTGATAGGGTACCAAAAATATAACTTCAAACAAAATAAGATAGTTAGCTTGTTAGCCCTTATTTTGATTAAATTAGCAAGCCATGTATGTAACGAGTTATTGTGAAAAGTACTCTAGGACAGGGGTTCGACTCCCCTCACCTCCACCAATTTATGAACTATATTGAAGAACGACCCTGGGGCAATTTTGAGAATTTGTTAGATTGTGAATACTGCAAAGTAAAGCGAATTATAGTAAAACCGGGCCAACGGCTTAGCTACCAGTACCATAAAAAAAGAAGTGAAGTATGGACTGTAGTTAAGGGAGAGGCAACGGTTACTATTAATGATAAAGAGCATGTAATTAGACCAGAGCAGTTAATTAAAATTCCTGTCGGTACAAAGCATAGAGTTGAAAATAAAAAATCTCAAGACCTAATTTTTATAGAAGTTCAAACAGGAACATACTTTGGAGAGGATGATATTATTCGACTAGAAGATGATTATAATAGGAATGATCAAAGTTGATTTAATAAATATATTTTAACATGAAATTTTTTGTTTGTATAATTGGTATTACTATTATATTAATAGCTTCAACTGCTGCGAGAGTATTTGAGGATAAATATGGTAGAATAATAAACGCTCAGTTAGTTTCGCATTCAGGTCCTGCTGCAGACCGTATAAAGATTAATAAAGGTGGTAAAGAAATGAATGTTAAAGTAGATGTGTTTAGTAAGAAAGATCAGGAGTTTATCCGCAGCTGGATGAAAAGTACACCGCCAACTCTAGATTACGCTTTTAGAATAGAAACAGCAAAGAAAAAGCAATCAGAAGATAGGGGTGAGAGAACATATTATTCAAGTAATGGAACAGAGGTATATGTTTATGAAGTTACTATAACTAATTTAACTAGAGAACCGGTCAGTGATTTACGCGTTGATTACCGTACGGTATCTCAAGTACAGTCAAAAGAGCTCCAGTTTCAACAGGGTAGCGAATCAATAAAGGGTCCAATAAGATATAATGATAGAATAACATTTAATACTACCCCATCGACACTATACAATGTTAGTAGTCGACGGTATTATGGGTATAGTTATAAAGAAAGTTTGTTAGGTGTAATTCTCAGAATTTATGGTCCTGGAGATAAAATAATAGAGGAGTGGAGATCTCCTGGTATAAGAATGGATAAAGTAGCTTGGGATTCCGCGGATCAACCTATTGAGCCAATAAAACGTGGCTTTACAGACGAAATTAAAGAACGGGATATTGACGCACTCAGAAATCTTTTAGAGTCGAGTGATAACCCTTTTCGCACTAAAAAGCCAGACGTAGTTAAGTCTAGTAAATAATTAAGGTCTATTAAATAAGAATTTCTTAAAAATAAAAATAAAAGTATTGCCATTGATTAACCACAGATTATAATAAATAATATGTATATGAAAAAAGTAACTACATTACTTGCTGCACTTGCTCTTGCCAGTGTTGCATTTGCTGGACCGGCTACTGCAGCAACAGTAGCTGGTGTTGACGTTGCTGATCTTAAGACTGGTATTACCACCACAAATGGTGAAGATCCAGCCCTTACGATTGGCGCAACTACTCCTGTCTCACTTGCTGGTGTAGATCTTGGCCTTGAGCTAGCTCTGGGAGTAAACGGGGATGATGTCCTCACCGATGTTAACGTAACATATGATGTGTTTAGCTTCGGTGGCGCTACGGTTTTTGCAACCGGCGGTGTTGGACTAAATTGGCTTGAAACAGATACTCTCGGGTGGGACGTACGCGTCGGACCTGGTATTGCTTATGCATTAAGCGAAAGCAAGTCTATCTTTGCAACCTATACCTTTGGTTACGATTTCGAGACCGAAGATACTGATGAGCAGTTTCGTGTTGGTGTCTCCTTTAAGTTCTAATTTAACTTAAAGATAAAATAAACTCACAGCGCCCCCTCACCGGGGGCGCTTTTTTTATGGACTTTATAACACCGCCTGATAAGGATAATATAGTATGGCGTATACAAAAATGCGATAGTACGCATGTACGTATGATATTAGAAGCGTCCGGTGATCACACGTGGATTGAAATTGACTATTTATCTAAGTACCCCTGGTATTCGTCTTTGCTAGAATGGCTATCAGGTTAAGATATCTTTAATAGGGGTACCTTTACCGGTTATATGAAATGGTCTACCGGTCGGAGAGAAAAACTCTTTCTCTATTGGGAGACCTAACGCTGACCCTATTGTAGCATTAAAGTCCTGTGGCGTTACTTTGTTTTTCTTGACCTTTTGTCCCTTATCATCTGTTTCACCATATACTACCCCGCCTTTAATACCACCACCAATTAATACAGAACTATAAGCTGCCGGGTGATGGTCCCTGCCGGTGTTTGTATTAATTTTAGGAGTACGACCAAATTCAGTAGCAATTGCAATTAAGGTACTGTCCAACAGACCTTCCGATTCTAAATCAGCAACTAATGCAGAAACGGCATTATCAACTTCTGGAAGCTTTTCAGTTAGTTTATCAAAATTATTAACGTGGGTATCCCAACCACCATTTTCTACTTCGACAAACGTAATCCCTTGCTGTACTAACTGCTTTGCTAATAAGCACCCTTGACCAATTTTATTCATACCATAGTCAGCTCTTTTTTTACTACCTACCTTATTAAGATCAAATACATTTAGTTCGCTACTGTTCAATAGCTTTAATGTCTCATCATAAAATTGTACATATTCTGCTATTTTAGGTTGTTTAACATTTGCAGTTTTATTAACCGATCCTAATAGTTCAAGTCGTTCAGTTAATTTAGGATCAGTTTTAGCGTTGGCTAATCCACGATTTGGATCAACAATAGTTAACGGGGAGAATTTTTTCGGTAAGTAGCCGGATCCAGGGTGATTAGATGGCCCGCTAATTAGTACATAACCAGGAAGCTCTGTCTCTCTTTTAATCTCACTGGCAGCCCATGCACCGAGAGATGGATGTATAATAGACCCTCTAAGCTGGTAAGAAGTTCTAGCAATATACTGACCCTGTTTATGTGCACCAGCCGTAGAAGATATACTTCTAACTATTGCAATTTTGTCCATTATCGCTGCTAGTTTAGGTAAATGTTCACTAATTTGAATTCCATCTACATTTGTCCCAATAGCATTTGTTGTACCTTTTACTTCTTCATTTTCCTTAGGATCAAAAGAATCTAAGTGACTCATTCCCCCTTGTAAATAAATGTAAATAACAGATTTAACCTTATTGTTAGGATCTGGCTTAATCGATTTTCCCATACCTTCTCCTAGTGCTGATACACCAAATAAAGAGTATGCCGTATTTCTTATAAAGTCCTTTCTTTTCATATCAATTTATAAATTTTGCTTCATGTGAATTAACAAGTGCCCATATTACATCTTGGTACTGTCTTTTTTCAATATATGGTTTAAATTTGGTAAAGTTTTCAGGAGTAGGTGACCTCCCAACAATAGAATAAAACAATGTATACATTCGTGTAGTATCATCTTTACAACTATTTAATTTTCTAATTAATGCACTATTATTGCTAGATAGAGCAGAAACAAGAGGGCTATTCATTAATAATAAGAGCTGTGTAATAGAACCTTCTGTAGATCCGTTATCGACTAGCCGCCTATCACTGCGACCGAATTCAATTAAGACGTTTAAATTATTACTAGGGCGATTAACATGTGATGCTCTAACAGCATACCATGGACCCATTTTTGGGAGCTGGTTATATGTACCTCTCTGTAGGGAGTTAAACTTTTCTAGACCATCAATAGCATCTTGCAAAGTTACTTCAGATATGTCTTTTTGTGCCATTTCTTTGTATTGTGAATTAGCATAATTAGGAGTTACAGAATCTGGATCATCTAGATATAAAGTTATGAAACTATCCCAGAGCTGACTAGCGGTAAGTCTTCTAGAAATAGGCCCTTGGAATACATAGTCATCTTGATACCCCTGCCAACTTACGCGTTGATATGTTTTCGTATTATAAATTATTTCTAAAAATCCCTTTACATCATAGTTAATACTAACAAACATTTTCGGTAAATATTCCATTAAGCGTCTATTTTTTCCAACACTTATTTCCCCATCTTCCATTACATTGTTCATAGGAGATATAATTGGGGCGCCCATAGCATGGTTCCATAACCGATTTGTTATGTTAAGTGCAAATGTTGGATTAGTATCATTAATAACCCAATCAACAAAACTTCTTCTTAAATTATGAGGATCCTTTTCCCTCTTATGTTTATTGCGAGACTCTTTAACACGCTCCCCATATGGAGTAGAGGCATATACAATGCTCTTAGGCTCTGCATCTCGATATGCATAATCATCAGGTAATCTAACTCGGCCATTTGGTTTAGAATCTACACCATATTCGTATATTGTTCTAAGGTAATTATTGAGCTTATTTTCTATTCCTCTCTTACCATTGGTTTGCATTTCTTTAGCTTCTTCGCGTAGCCCCTTAATATGCTCTTTAACCCCATCTTGTGAATTTTTAGTAGCTACCTGAGCAAAAAATGCTGCGGACTTATAAAAATCCATCTGGGTCCATTCATCAAAAGGATGGTCGTGGCACTGTGCACACGCCATATCAATACCTAGAAAAATTTGCGTTGTATTAGACAGGTTATCTAAGGGCATGCCTAGGTCTCGTAAAAGATACCCGGTGGCTGGATTTTCCCATATATTTCCATTAGCTCCTAATAAACTTTTTGTTAATTTATTATAAGGAGTATTAGCTCTGATCTGCTCTTTTAACCACTCAATATATGCATCTCCATATAGCTGACCGACATTATCATTTAGGTTGCGCTTAACTCTGAGTAAATCTGCCCAGAAACTATACATGTGATGAACATAGCCTTCGCTATTTACTAATTTTTTTATTAGAGCGGGTCTATCTTTTGTTTCTAAGAATTGCCGTATCTCATCCGATGTAGGGGGTCGACCTACAATATCTAAATATAATCTCCGACATAGTACAGTATCATTAGCTGCAGCGGGCATTTTCAGCCTCTTATTACGAAGCTCCCCTGCTACAATAATATCAATCTGATTTGCATGCTTAACAATTGTCTCAGGTGCAAGTTCGCCCTTACAAATTAAGGTAGAAAAGGCTAAAACACCCATACATAAATACTTAACCATATAAGTATTTATGGCGAATTTATCCAAATAAACTGGGTATAATAGTAGCTTTTATAAATTATTGCGCTTTATAGCGCTTTTTTCTACCGCCTTGACCACGATATTTTTTATGTCCCTTGGAAAGCTTACCAATACCTTGCGTTGTTTTTTTGCCTCTATATTCTTTGTTTGTTACTCGTTGTTTAGCCATTTTTAAATTTTTCGTTAATAGTATTATCTGGTGTTCTAATAATTATACTACCATTAGGACCCCAATATGCAGTGGTGTCAATATCTTTCTTTTTTAGAGCTACTACTCTGTCATATGCTTTTTTAAATTTACCACCAGCTGATTTTGCCCACATTTTTAGATCTTGCGGAAAAATATACTCTTCAGTTAGCTTCTGGATCGGTTTCATCTTCGACACTTTCTTCTTCATCTTGCTCCTTTGCTGATCTTTTACCAAAAATAGCATCATATCTTTCTGCATACTTTTCATAGCTCACAGAAAGTGGTCTCCGTTTATCTCCTTTACCGGCCATTATACAATACAAGTTAATTTTATATAGCTATTAATATCAGTCGGCCCTCTCACATTATCATACACTTTAATTTCATAGGGATATGCTGGAGCGTTAATAGGAGGTACCCGCTTAGGTGTACCATACATATTAAAAAGCATACAGATGCCCCATGCTGAAAAAAGTGCAAACGCTGCCGCTGCTGTTGCTGCTGTGTTTGCAAATGCTGCTGTGTTTTTGGTCATTTGTATTATTATCGCAAATAATACAAAAAAGTCCAGCGGCTATTTGTTATTGGCAGGATTGAAGTATACTTCTCGTTCTAGCTTCCGGAAGCGTGCATCAGAATGCCACACCTCATCAGTTTGCGGAGTGTAAACTCCTGCTTTACTCTGAATCGGAATCCCCGCCGCAAGATTTAAGGTAGAAGGCTGATAGATGTTCAAGGTGCCGCTTTTCGTCGAGGAGTTCGTCTCGCAAGAGGTCAGCCCTATCATTGCCATCATTAGTGCCAGAAGTGCGTAATGTTTCGATTTCATTTATTAGATTTTTTTGCTTGTCGCGTGATTCTGTGACAACTCGGTGATAATGAGTTTTATTTCTCAATTCCAAGTATGCAGTTAAGGCGCTTAGAGCACCTTTAATCAGTCCCAAGATTCCCATTTACTTCTTTGTAGCTGCTTCTTTTTTATCCTTGGCTTTTCCAATATTAAGAGCGAGAAATTCTACTACTCCGTATATTTTTGCTTTCCAAGAACCTTTTTCAGGTGTTGGAGTAGCGGCGCAAAAGGCTGCTGCTCCAGCAATTACTGCAGCTATAAGACCAAACCATGGCTTATCACTAATAAAGTTAAGTACTGTTTCCATAAAAATATTTATTCCCGGATGTACTTTTTTATGCTCCCAACTAAATAAATTTATTATGGCCCTTAAAGACGATACAAAGAAGATACAAGAAGCAGTAGGAGCTACCTCAGATGGAATTTATGGTAAGAATACGGCTCTAAAAATTATAAGTAAGTTAGATTTTTCGAAAGAAGACCTGACAAAAATTATTCAAAAGAAAACAGATAGATTACCTGATGGTGCATACGGTCCTAATACGGCTAAAGGTATTTTAGAAAGTCTTGGTCTTGGGGAAGAAGAAAAGGTTACTGTAACGCCAAGCGATTCACAGTTTCCATACCAAGAAATAAATAAGCCCTCGCCTAATATATCTTCGTCGAGAATTCGACCTGAAGGTGTTGTGCTACATCACTCTTCTGGGTCTTATGGGGGATCGGTAAGTTGGATCTGTCAATCAAAGTCACAAGTGTCCTATCATTGTATTATAGATACTAACGGCGAGAGGACATCATTTGCAGATGATGATAGAAGATGTTGGCATGCCGGTAAATCTAGCTTTAATGGTAGAACTAACTGTAATGGATTTCTTTTAGGGTTAGCATTTAGCGGTAATACAAATACTAGAGAGCTTACTGATGATGAAGTAGCATCTGCTATCGAGTGGCTGGTTCCTAGATTTGAAAAATGGGGATGGCCTAAGGATTTATCCACAGTAACGACGCATAGAGAGATTTCACCTGGTAGAAAAGATGATGTAGATTCTCGTGCAGAAGTAAAAATAAAAGATGCATTACGCGCAGCTCTAGATAAATAATATTATGATAACCAGACTATCAGATAACAGTGTTAAGGTGTGCTGCGGTAATAATGGATGCCCAGTGGTAGAAAAAATTGATGATGATCACTATCAAGTTACAGATGACGATGGTAATAAAATTGTTGTCAAAAAAGAAGAGCTCAAACTTATGGGCGACGCGGTTACTACCATTGATGGAGATGACCAATTAATTTGTGGCTGAATTAATTTTATATACTCTAGCTTCTTACGGACTTTGCTATACCCTAATGGAGGGTAAAATCTTTAATTATTTTAGAGATAAACTCACCAAAATAAACTTCTTTAAGGATCTATTGGCATGCTCCCTATGTACAGGGTTCTGGACTGGATTAGGTATTGGATACTACTCCCCTTATAATTTTGTTATATTTGGATTTTATAGTAGCGCTTGCTGCTATCTTATTTACCTTGTAAATAGAATACTACTCGATAAAGTATATCCTAACTAGTATATTCTATTTTAATACCTAATTTTTTAGCTAATGTATCCAATGCAAACGTGCAATCCGGATTGGCATCTTCTAACTCTTCTACAATAGCAGCCCTAACTTCAGCAACTGACAGTGTCCGTTCTTCTTCGTCCCCGGCGTGTGGAATGCGCCTGGTTAGCATTTTACCCGTAGACCCTGGGCTAACGGTAGGTATCTCATCCTTACCATAGGATATAGGAGATGCAGCTGCATTAAGCCCTTTAGAATATTGCATATTCTGACTTCTATTACTAGTACGTAACCCTCTCAAGTCTCCACCGACATTGTTATATGGAAATGGTGCCTGTCCTACCCCCTCTTCATACAGTTGCTGCATTTTTTCATAATCGTTCACGTATATATTTATTGTTAACTATTGAAAAGTAACACAATAGATGTATAATTAATGCATGGATGTAATCAAATATTCTTTTGATGAAATTAGTGCTATGTCGCGTTCTTTAGCTTCTACAGCTAAAAAACATAATTTTACTAATGTTGTAGGTATAGCGCGTGGTGGCCTAATACCTGCTGCTATTATTAGTTATGAGCTAGATATACCTCTACTTACTATAGCGGTAAGTTCTTATAATAAAAAAGAGAAGAGCGAGTTTAAAGTTATTCAAGATTTTAATATAGACACTTTAGATGAAAATAGTAATATACTTATTGTAGATGATATATGTGATACAGGGGAAACAATGGGATGGGTGAGTAGTAAATTATCACAAGCGCGTATTAAAAATTCAATAACATGCATTTTTACTAAACCTAAGCATACCGAATATCTAGATTTTTACGCAAGTGTTGTACCAGATAATAAATGGATTGTTTTTCCATGGGAATAATATATAATATAATATTATGTCGACAAGAAAGATAACATGTACAATTACCGGTAAGAGCTATACATTTGGTAAAGATTATTTTGATAAGAAAGTTAAAGAATATATTGATGAATCTAATTTAAAAAGATATTTTATTACTAAAAAAGCTAAAAATTATCTTAATAAGGGATATTCTGTACAGGAAATAAGAAATATACTAAATGTAGATGATGAAAATTTACCGGGGGTAGATTCTCAAACTATACAAGATCTTATTGAGTTTCATAAGATTCAGGGGGCGCATACTGCGAAAAAAATATCAAATACTTTAAATTTCGCTACACATAAATCAGACTCTAAAGTAGCAGAGTTTATAAATACTATCAGAGATTATGAGTAAACAGAGACAATTTATTGCACAACAGGGGTCGAGTAACACAGTTAAGATATTTGAAGCTGGTACGGGTCAATTATATAAAGTTATTGCAGTTGGGGGTAATATAGTTTCTGCTCCATATGCGTCCGGTCACCTCATGACTGTCACAGTTGAAGGTCCAGGTGGTAAAAAGCATGTCAAGACGTTTTCGTTACCACATGGTGGACTTAAAAGTACTCTCCCACTTTAAACTTTATATATATAAAGAATGGATAACGAGAGTACTATATTCACAGAGCAAGTATCTAGAAAACCTAATAGGTATCCATGGACAGATCAGTTCATTGAGGCGATGCATAATGGGTTTTGGACTGATAAAGAGTTTTCTTTTAAATCAGACATTCAGCAATTTAAGGTTGAGCTATCTGATCAGGAGAGAGAAATTATTGTTCGGACGTTATCTGCTATTGGTCAAATTGAAGTTGCGGTAAAAACGTTTTGGGCTAAGCTGGGTGAAAATTTACCTCACCCTTCTTTATGTGATCTCGGATACGTTATGGCAAACGTTGAGGTTATACATAACAATGCATATGAAAGATTGTTGCAAATACTTGGACTCGAGAAAATATTTGAAGAAAATTTAAAGTTAGAATGGATAGAAGGTAGAGTAAAATATTTACGTAAGTATACACATAAGTTTTATAAAGATAGTAAAAAACAATATCTTTATGCATTAATACTGTTTACTCTTTTCGTTGAAAACGTTTCGTTGTTTTCACAATTCTATATTATTAATTGGTTTGCTAGAAATAAAAATGTTCTTAAGGATACAGACCAACAAGTAAAATATACTCGAAATGAAGAAAACATTCATGCTCTCGTTGGTATTAAAATTATAAACACTATTAGAGAAGAGTATCCAGAGTTATTTGATGAAGAATTAGAGAAAAGAATTTTACATGAAGCTGAAGAAGCATTAAAAGCAGAAAGTAAAATTGTTGATTGGATGGTAAATGGATACAAAGAAGATGGGTTAAATGCTGAGCTGCTTAAAGGTTTTATTAAAAATAGAATTATATCTTCTCTAGATCAAATTGGGTTTAAAGCGCCATTTGATATGGATAATGATGCACTTGAGGCTACAATGTGGTTTGAAGAAGAATTAATGGGTAATAATATGGCTGATTTTTTCCATACAAGACCTACAGAATATTCTAAGAAAAATCAATCATTTGATGAAGAGGATTTATTTTAAGTATGAAAAATTATAGTTGGTTAAATGCAGATTCTAAAAAGTTTCTTAAAAGAGGTTATCTAGAAGAAGGAGAGACACCTGAAGAAAGAATTGAAACTATTGCTAAAACCGCTGAAAAATATCTTAAAATAAAAGGATTCGCAGACAAGTTTACCGACTATATGGCTCGAGGCTTTTATTCTCTGTCTTCTCCTATTTGGTCAAATTTTGGTAAAGAAAGAGGGTTACCAATTTCTTGCTTTGGTAGCTTTATTCCAGATGATATGGAAAAAATTCTTACTAAGGTTGCTGAAGTTGGTACAATGTCTAAAGTGGGTGGTGGTACCTCTGGCTATTTTGGTGCAGTAAGGCACCGTGGTGCTCCAATATCCTCCGGAGGGGCTGCAACAGGTGTACATCATCAACTTACTGTATTTGACGCTCTTATAAATTATGTTTCACAGAGTAATGTACGTAGAGGCTCTTTTGCAGCTTATTTGCCTGTTGAACATCCTGACATTGAGGAGTTTATGAGGATAAGATCAGAAGGAGACCCCGTACAAGATCTATCTTTTGGTGTATGCATAACGGATGAATGGATGCAAGCTGTTGTTGATGGTAATAAGGAAAAGCGTAAATTGTGGGCAAAAATAATTAAGAAGAGATATGAAACAGGGTATCCTTATATCTTTTGGACAGATACTGCTAATAATAATGCACCACAGGTTTACAAAGATAAAGATAAAAAGATACACGCTAGTAATTTATGTACAGAAATATTTTTATCTTCCTCTGAAGATGAGTCGTTTGTTTGTGATTTATCTTCTCTAAATTTAGTATTATGGGATGAAATTAAAGAGACAGATGCTATCGAAACTTTAGTTTATTTTTTAGATGCTGTAATGTCTGATTTTATTAAGAAGACTGAAGGTGTAAAGTATATGGAAGCACCTCATAACTTTGCTGTAAGACAAAGAGCATTGGGTGTTGGTGTTTTAGGGTGGCATACATATCTTCAATCAAAAATGATTGCCTTTGAGTCTTTAATGGCTAAAGGTATCAATCAAGAAATATTTGTTTTAATAAAGGAGAGGTGTGATAACGCTACTAGAGAATTAGCGCAGTTGTTTGGTGAACCAGAACTATGTAAAGGGTATGGTATACGGAATGCTACCACTTTAGCTATAGCTCCTACTACCAGTAGTTCATTTATTCTTGGTCAAGTATCACCTTCTATAGAACCTTTAAATTCAAATTACTTTACTAAAGATTTAGCTAAGGGTAAGTTTACGTATCGTAACCCGCACCTTGTAACGCTACTAAAAGAAAAAGAAAAAGATAATGCAACTACTTGGAAAAGTATTTTAAATCATGGAGGCAGTGTACAACATCTAAAATTTTTATCTGATGAAGAAAAAGATATTTTTAAAACCTTCGGAGAGATATCACAAAAAGAAATTATTATTCAAGCTGCAATGCGGCAAAAGTATATTGATCAAGGTCAATCTTTAAATTTAATGATTCCACCAGAAACAAAGCCGAGAGAAGTTAATGAACTTTTAATTTACGCCTGGCAAAGCGGAATTAAGTCACTATACTATCAGAGAAGCGCTAATCCAGCTCAAGAGCTAGCGAGAAATATTCTCAATTGTGCTTCTTGTCAAGGCTAATATTATGAACTGGAAATATACTAATAAGGAAGAAGAGGAAGAACAAAGCTCACCACAATATATTATTAACGCGTCGCCCTCTTCCGGTGGTTCAGTAACAAAGGTAATTGAAAATAATTTATATTTTTACGGTGATATAACAGAGGCTAATATACTAGAGCTAAATGCAACTCTCCATGAACTAGATAAAAAGCTATCTGTAACAAATGTGTTTCTGGATATTCGACCTATTATTAATCTTCATATTAATTCTTACGGTGGGTCATTGTTTGCCGGTCTAGCAACGGTAGATGTTTTAAGAAATTTAAACAGTGAAGTACATTCTTATGTCGAAGGTGCAGCAGCTTCAGCAGCAACTATTATTTCTGTATCATGCACGAAACGTTTTATTGGTAAGTATTCTAAGATGTTAATCCATCAATTAAGTTCAGGTCTCTACGGAAAGTATAATGAGCTTGAAGATGATATGGAAAATAATAAGCATTTAATGTCTACAATTAAGTCTATCTATAAACGGTACACTACGATACCCATGAAAAAACTTGATGAGATTTTAAAGCATGATCTTTGGTTTGATAGTAAAACTTGCTTAGAGTACGGTCTTGTTGATGAAATAAATTAAGCGATTGGTTGTTGTTCATTCCCAACCATCCCTACTCCTTCAACTTCTTCATCAAGAACCGCTTCACCTTCAAGAACATCTTCACCTTCTTCGCTGACCGGCGCATCTTTAGCGAAAAATCCGGATTTCTCTAATTGCTTAAATTCGGGTTTTATAGTACCATCTATTTCAACACGCTCTCTATCATGTGGTAATAGTGTGTCTTCTGTTGGTTTTAACTCTCGTGGTGGAGTAGGTTCATTAGTGGGTTGCTTTAACTCGTGTACAATATTTTGTGCTGGTGTCTGAAATCCATCAGTATTAATATTTTCACCAATTGCAATAGTACGCACGCTTTTAGAGGAATCAGTTAACCTAAGTGGTAAATTTTTAAAGTGATGACTATGAGGAGCACATTCAACTTTATCTGGATTCGAATCTTGTCTTAACTTTAAAGTGGCTTCACCGGTGATCGGGTTGCCTAAATTTCCTACAAACCCACTTCCGACGATTTCCACATCAAGTTCTAGTCCCTCGAGTAATTTACCAAATAAAGTAGTCTCTTCTGTTTGTTGTATCTCCGTCGGTGCAGTGACATGATGTAAATACGTTTCACCTTCCGTATATGTTGATCCTCCGATAATAACATTATTTTTAACCCCCAACCCAGGTTCAACTAGAACCTGTTTATTAGATCTTAATGAAATATTATTTAACGAAGTTAGCTCAACCAAGTTTTCACTGGTAATATTAACACCAGCTGAAGATTGGATATTTACTTTATTAGCAGCTAATTTATATGTAGTAGCACCAATTTCAACTGGACCGGTAGTTTTAATGTCAACTCCACCTGAACCAGCATTAAGATTGTAACGGTTCCCTGCATGAACTGAATAGTTTCCAACAGGAAAATAACTATTGTTTACTTCTTCTACATGTGGTACAGCATCAATTTCAACAAACGCTCCTGCTTGCGGTCCAACAATAACACGACTAGGGGTGGCGCGACCATCTGGAAATGTTCTTATAGAAGGATAATCATTAACTTCACCACCAATCATTATTGCTTTATTACGAAAAACAAAATCACTATCGTCACCACCTTTATTAGAGACACCACCACCAAACTTTCCTTCTAACTCTGTCAATTTTTCTCGCTGTAATCTTGGAATATCTTCTAAAAAATCTTCTGGCTGTCTTCCCGGTGTCTTGTCAAATAACCCGCCCTCTGTAGCCGGGTTAATATCTTCACCAAAATCGTCAGTGTTTGGATTAACAACAAGCAGTCCATTGCTACTTGGCATGTTAATTGTACTATAGTCTGTTACTTCATCGACCTCCTCACTTACCGCAGCAGGCTTACCGCTAGCAAACGATGATTGTTCGATTGTTCCGTATACATCATCTATAATATATTTCTCTTGATTTTTAGACGGATTTGGTGATCTTTCACCTACTTCCGGAGTAACAACACCGTTGGGAAAGCTTTCTCCACCTCGTTGTATTTCGCCTAATGAGTTTCTTTCCGCGACTGCTCTAAATTCTTCTTTCCATGCAGATAGGGCCTCCAGTTGACTATCATCAGTATATCCACTTTGAACTGAATGATTACCTATAACACGGTAAATATAATCCCCTCCAACAAATATACATTTATCATTTCTAACAGTTTCAAAACTATCGTTTGCAACTAATGTTTGTTTATTATTTGTCGCATATTGCGAAATAACATCAGGTGTAATTTTAATGTTATTTCCGTTATATTGCGTAAAATACATCCCTTCTTGGCCCGTTGTGTTATCTATCTCAATAGAGCCACCCCGTTGATTAAAAACGAATTTGTTTCTATACTGCTCGTTAGCTGCTGAATTTTGTTGGTTAGTCATTTTATTTTATCGTATTTCGAGATGCGGTGTATCCTTAAAACTACTCCAATCACCGCCCCACCTGACATCTACACCCTGCTCTCTACCTGCTTGTTGAAAAATTCTAGCTATTTTTTCTAGCTCAGCTGCATTATATAATGCATTTAAATTATTTGCACCACCGGTCCATACAACATCAATAGCAAGTCCTTTATTATGTTTTGATTGCCCGCCCCGTGCATTTGTTACAATTTTTCCAGGACGAGTTCGTCCCTGAGCATACAATTGATTTTGTCTTGCTACAGATCGAAATCCATCTGTAATTCGAAATTTTGCTCCTAGCTCTCTTGCTCTACTTATTAACGCGTCCCATCTTGGATCTAACCCGTCAGCTTGTTCAGCAGATGGGTCCGGAGGTGTGTCTTCAACACCTTCTTCACCACCGTTGCTTTCGTAGGAGAACGGATATGTCTGTTCATCATTTCCCCAAACTAACCCGGTTTCTCTATAGCTTGTTGATGTACCGAAATATACAGGAAAATTTAAGTCTCCTCTATAATGAAAAACCCACACGTGTGAACCTACTGGTGGTACACCGTAGACTCCAGATGCTATAGACCCTGAATTCTTTGGAGCAAACGCACCACCGTGTGGATTACTTTTACCATACTTTCCGGATACCCATTCGTCTGCACAGTCTGCTCCTTCACCAGCTATAGTATCTCTAGGAGGAAGGCCGCCTGTTTCTGCGGACGGTGGTGTATCTTTTGTTCCGTCTTTAACATACGTAGCCTTAGATCGCTGTTCGCCTTTTGGAGCGAAGTAATGTGATAGTCCAGATTCTCCCATTAACGGAGCCATCTGCTCAGCCCACGGTAATAACTCCTTAAGTGTATCTACTTCATGTAATTGTAACGGGCCTATTTTGCCAGGCTGTCTCATTTCCTGTGTACCATTAGAATATTCGTCAAACCAGCTTTCGTAAGGTTGATTAGATAACTCTGGAATAAAAACTTTAAGGCGCATAAGCTTATTTGGATCTTTATCATCTAAAACAATACCCCTATAAAACGAATGATCTGGATTTTTATACTCAGTATTGCTAATGGAGCCTTTTGCGTACATGTTTATATTTAATCGTTGAATCTTTAACTCAAGTACCTATAATAAGGTATGCTTGTAAGTCACGAATCTCCTATATCAATGCTAGATGAATCTCGTAATTATAATGATTATGATTATGCTTTAGTGCATTTGTTTGAAAAAGAGCCGGAATATTATAACTTCTTTAAAGTATCTAAAACTCTTGGTAGAGAAGTTCTTTTAGATAATTCTATTTTTGAGCTAGGTCATGCATTTGAACCTAAAAAATTTGCTGAGTATATTGAAGAGTTAAAACCTACATATTACGTTGTACCTGATGTATTAGAAGACAGTCAACAAACTTGTTCTTCATTTAATAAGTTTACTTTAAATTATCCGGATCTACCTGGATTAAAGATAGGAGTCGTACAAGGTAAAACATATCAAGA